TTATTTCAAACAGTATTCTGGTTCTTTCAATTTTTCCAATCTTAGTGCGCTAGCCAAGATACTTAAACTCTCAACTTTATTTCTTCGAAAAGTACTATCACTCAACCCCATCTCTCCGCAACTGATATAATCAAACTCACCTTCATTGTCCAAATAGCTTCGTTGAATAACTTCGCTTTGTACAGAAGACAGCCTCTCCATTGCCAAACTGAGCAGACGATCCATTTCCTTCAGTTCAGCTTCCTTGTCAACATTATATATAGCGATCCGTTCTGTCTGTTTGCTGATTGCATTGGTAGACTGATGTTCTCTATATACATACGTCTGTGTTACCGCCGCCTCTCGGCGAATGAATCCGATCTGCCGGTACTGCCGAACGGTCTCTAAATATTCCTCCACTGCGCGGCGGGTAGCTTTTTCATCGATCGGCAGTATGTTAAAAGTCAGTTGTAAGTTGTTTTTTCGGCGTTTCCCCATTTTTATCCCCTCACCGTGTTATAATTTGGTGATGGTAATAGACTTGCCCCCGTGGACCCAGCCAAGGATTACGGGGGTTTTCTCTATTGAGATATTTACATTTTCAAATAACATTCCGATAAAGATATAAACAATACAGATAGGAGTAATTGAATGAGTACTGTTGTTGATTTCGATAGTTATCTAGAAACATTGGTCACTGATTACAAACAAACCAACTCTCATATAAACGGATTAAGTTTGAATGATTTAAAAGAATTAGTCGGCTACATAGACGGTAATATTGAAAAAAGTAAGCAAATATCAACTTTCGGTTTAAGCCTCACATTAGTTGGTGCTATAGTTTCTTTCACTTCAAGTAATATTTTGATTGCTTATGATTCTATTCTCACGATTAAAATCATTATTTCTTGCATACTCTTGTTTGTCTTCACTTTCATCTTATTTAGCGTTTTGAAAGATACTCGTAATGAAAGAGAGAAAATAAAAATTTTTATTATTATAAAAAACAGAGTAGAATTTCGTATTACTGAACTAAACTCCAAGCCTTGATTGACTGAGAATTTCATCAGAAGGCTTACGCTATCCCATTTCCTATCATTTGATCTTTAACTGCCTTCTTGTAACGGGAAAGCATACCACTCAGTTTTCCTTGTGACATGCCCAAGTCCGCTGCAATTTCACGCCATGTCATATCACTGCCGCGCTTACGTTCAATGGCAGCGGGGATGTCTAATGTGATTTCAGGAATAATCGGGCGGTTCTCCAAGATGTAGCGCTCCAATTCGTCCTGATCAACGTCACCGGTGGAAACTTCTGTGTCGCCTTTAGGTGGATTCTCATTTGCTGACGGCTGGTCACCATTTGAATCATCAGACGAGAAGTCCATTTCCTTCGATCCGGACTTATCATCATCGATACCCTTCATCCAGTCCGGAATATCGTCGTCATCGTCACCGTATGGATTGCTCGGATCAGTACCCGGATCATCAGCGCCAGTCGGTTGAACAGTTGGCTGGCCTTCACTATCACCCGTTTCCTGACTGTCTCCAGTTGGTTGCTCTTGATCAATCTGCGCTTCAGCTGGTCCAAACAACTGAGCCTGATTCTTGTCCCGATCAGGTTCGCCAGTGCCTTCAATTCTGGTTACTACGCCAGATGCATCGGTAGTCACACGACGGCTGCTGGTCCAAGAGTTGTACATTGGGTCATCTTCCCGATCTTCAAAATCAAAAGCAGCCTGCGGATCTCCGAGGTGCACCATAACGTCTTGCCCTTGGCTGTTGCTCAAGAATTCCAAGAATGGAACAGCCGATTTCAGAGGAATAAGTAGCTTCACCTCAACGTCAGATCCGATTTTGATACCCTTTGCTACCTCTGCTGTAAATTTCGCGAATTCGATTGTCATGTTCAATCATCCTCTCAAATTTTATAATTGTGATAATTCCTTGATTTTCACTTCAATGCGTGGCCGAGCGCTGTATCGCTTCCGTGCGAACACCTCAACAACTTGGCTATCATCCTTCCAAATCACACCTTTCAGGGCATCCTTGACCCCCTTCAGGTAATTGTCCACGTCCGGTTTGGTCGTCGGTACAATCTGACCAGCTTCAGCGAGCGCCGCCTTCTTTGGGCTTTTGCTGATTGCTTTCGGTATAGTTCGGTAAACCGTCAACACCATTCCGATTGGTCCCTCAAGTAGTGCAGCAGGAGCATGCTCAGCCGCTGCCAATCGAACATAATCCTTGTAATCCTTCGATTTCTCAGGGTCGTACATTCTCACGAACCCGCCTTGCGTAGAAGCCCGGGGTCGCCCCTGCGCCACCGGCTCACCAAATACTGTGAAAGTGATCATGTGCGTCGCCGTCCTTTCGTTCTTTCTCTACGCCGTTGACGTGCAGGAAGCATGTCCCGCTTAATGACAAACACCTCAGCCAGTTTACGACCATCATCGCCGCGTACGGTGTAACTCAGATGTGTCTGATGGTGCGGATCAATCAGCTTTCGCATGCCGCACCTCCGGTTCCGACAATTGCATCAAACTCAGCGATCCCTTCGTGGAGCTCAGTTTGATCAATTCCCGCAAATTCCGTCTGCAGCTCGTCTTCATCCGGAACTTGTCCTGTATTCATAAACCGATGTCTCATGTACTCTGACACCGACCATCTGGTATACGGTCTGCCCATCAAGTACGCACCTTGTAAGGCCGCAACATGCCATCAATCTTGTCCAGCAACCAGCGTTTCCCCGAATGCTTGTTTAGCAGTACAACACCTTCAGACGTTTCCCTTTCAGACAACCAGTTTTCCAGCGTTACGCCTGGTCTGGCCTTGAGCAGATCATTTTTTTGTTTCTTGGTCAGCCGTTTCCCTTGCTTCATGTCCGTTCCTCCTTACGCCCACTGGCGTTGTTCAATGTTTTGGGTCTGTTGTGGCGGTTTTGGCCCGAATGAATCGTTATGAGTGCGTTGGTAATTGACGAATTTATTAAATTGCTTTAGGAATACCAGTTCGACGGTACCCACGGGACCATTACGTTGTTTACCGATGATGATCTCGATGATGTTTTTCTTCTCCGATTCCTGGTTGTAGTAGTCGTCCCGGTACAAGAACGATACGATGTCGGCATCTTGCTCGATGGAACCCGATTCACGAAGATCACTCATCATTGGCCGTTTGTCCTGGCGTTGCTCGACAGCCCGGCTGAGCTGGGATAATGCGATTACTGGAACATCCAGTTCGCGAGCCAATTGCTTCAACGTCCTTGAAATCTCAGAAACCTCTTGCTGTCTATTCTCAGTTCCTTTTCTCTGAAGACCTGCAATGAGCTGAAGATAGTCGATTACGATCATCCCCAGTCCTTCATGTTTTTTCAGACGACGGCACTTAGCGCGAATCTCGTGAACAGTGATACCCGGCGAATCGTCGATACGGATATTTGTAGCACCTAGGATTCCGACTGCATGAGCAAACTTTATCCAATCGTCTGAAGCAAAATCGCCCATCCTCATGTTGCTCGCGTCGATGTTCCCCTCGGCACAAACCATCCGCTGAACAAGCTGAGCTGCCGACATCTCCAAACTGAATATGGCTACCGGTTCGGTATTCCGAATGGCCACGTTCTGGGCAATGTTCAGAGCGAAAGCCGTCTTACCTACTGACGGTCGAGCAGCAACAATAATCAAATCACTCTTTTGTAATCCGGCTGTGATACTGTCCAAATCTGTGAATCCGGTCTGAATACCCGTGACTGTGCCATTTTTGAAGTTGTCAGAACGAATCTCAGCAGATTCCACAACATCAATCAACACATTTTCAATTCGCTTAAAATCCTGTTTTGGTGCTGCTCGATCAGTTAACTTGTTCTGTGCTTGTTGAACACTGGACATTAACTGCGATATTTCTGTTCCTGCAGCTGCTTGTTGAATCAACAGCATGTTCGTTCGAATCAAATCCCGACGGATCGCCATCTCCTGAAGCTGTTCGAAATAGTAACTGGCATTCGCCGCGGTCGGCACTCCCCCCGCCAACTTAGCAAGGTAACTGACTCCTCCGATGTCTTCCAGTTCACCTTTTTCCTTCAAGCCGCCCGTCACTGTTACAAGGTCGATCGGCTGTTGTTCATCAGCCAATTCCGCAATCTTTTTGTAAATTAAGCCGTGAGCCTTATCGTAAAAAGCATCAACTGTGAGCATTTCGGCATGTTCCAATGTTTCATCTGGTTTTAGCAACAATGCACCCAATGCTGCTTGTTCAAACTCCATGCTGTATGGCAGGTTATTTTCTATGTCGAAGACGTTCAATTAAACCCTCCTTCCAGCCTGGCGGAGGTGGGCAAGCCACTTCTGCGGCCGCTTCTCTCTTTGCAAAGAATTCAGCAGTTACAGCACGCATCCGATCACGTTCGAGTTGTTCCCCCAACTGTCCGCGGATCTCAGCAATATTCGGTGGCCATTTGCCTGTCCGGACATGTTCTTGAAGGTTTTGTTGAGCTGCTTCAAACGAGAAGTCATGCAGATACTTCATGTGACGATCCACATTTTCCTCACTCACGTCAAAATGGGGGTAGTTCTCCTTGATCTCGATCAGCAAGTCAAAGATTTCTGCTCTATCCACGCTTACGTTCCTCCTCCGCTCGCCGCCTTAGATCTGCAAGTTCCTGTTGCTGACGGCTTAATCTGCGCGGCTGAGTAGCCGCTGGCGCTTGTACGTTTGGAACCAAAGCAGGTTTAAATGGCTGCTGCTGTTCCGGTGCTTGATGAATTTTCCAAGCTTCCTCGATGCCTTCGACGTAGTATAAAAAACTCTTGGGAAGCTTGAAGCTATTTCCCTCTCGAATCCGTTTTGCCTGAAGCAGGCTTGCCATAGTTTGGATGGTAAAAGGGCTAGGCGTACCTCCGGCGACCATCTTACCCATGGCTAAACGTTCTTTTTGAGAAACATTGAAATCCAGTTTGTTGTGCATCTTGCAATAAGCATCCAATATTTCAATCATTCCACCGTCTCCGGAAGGAATGGGATTCAGAATGTCATCCCATGATTCACTAGTAGTAATAGTAGTAGTAGTACTATCTTTTAGATCGGACAGTTTTGTCCGATCACTATCCAAATTTGCTGTGTGATCGGACACTTCTGTCTGATCACTAGGCGACTGATCGGACAATATTGTCTGATCACTTTTATTGTGATCGGACATATTTGTCTTATCACTGACTTCATGATCGGACACTTTTGTCCGTTCACTTTCGACTGATCGGACATTTCTGTCTGATCTCTTTTTGGAATTCCGAACCTTCAGGATCAGTCCTCTTGGTGCCCTGGTAACATTGATGTATTGATGTTGTTCAAGTGCATCCATCCATCTGCTGACGGTCTTATCATTGACTCCGAAGTATCCAGCAATCTCAGACAGCTTCATTGGCTTGCCGCCGAGGACAACGCCCCAGACAGTTTCCTCCTCCTCAATCTCCTTCGTGGTTGAACTGATGCACCAGAGGAAAAGCCATATCGCGTTGCCTATGTTCTTGTAGTGGTCTGGCTCCAAGATGCCGGAGTAAATCGGAAACGGGTAACTGCCATCGGGCATGTTGCTCATCCCCTTTTTAATGCTGTGAACTACTTACTGCATAAACGGCGACATCGAACTTGCTTTCATTTCCTGTGATCTCACGAGTAATCGTCTGAATTCCACGACCGAATTGAGAAATCAAATCATTAATCGCTTGTGGCATATGAGCAGGATCTGACGACGCTGCCGCCTGTGCCCCCAATGAGAAAGCAACGTCTCTTAAATGAGACTGGAGAACCTCCGGCCCTTCCATCGATGCGTCCTCAAACATTTGTTGCAACTGGGTGAAGACTGCCTTTCTGCTCTGTTTCGTATTCATACTTCACGCCTCCTATTATCACGTAAATAAATGTGCGGGTACTTCGCACGAACAACCAGCCATCCAGGATAGCCTCGTGCGAAGTAATCCCGAACCTCTTGCTTGAAAAGCGCAGGATCTGAATCCATCAGTCGCCATATCCGATCACCGATCATACTGCGTAGAAGTGGCTGATCGGTGATGGAATCTATTTGGCTCATTATTCAAATTCAACCTGTTCAGATCCACCATCGCCTTGTTGAGCAGGTGGTGGATCATCGGTACCTGCATTTGGGGTGATATCGATGAACGGTTCATCCGAAGGTGTAATATCTTTCCTTGTGGTTTCATCCTGCGTTACAGCAGAAGCAATCTCCACGCTGATCGGCAACCATTTCCATCCGGAACGAACGACCGTCTTTTTGCACATTTCCGTATAATCCGTGACCCAGGGGCCGTTATTCGATGCCTTGGAACGTTTCCGGTGCGCCTCAATCTCGCTGATCGGCATGTAATGGATGAAATGACCGCCGTCATTGAACTTGGCGACCATATAAGCCCCGACTACCTTACCTGACTCAGTTGGCTTTTCATCTTTCCTCAAGAACCAAGGAACGTGTTTCAGATTCTCTTCAAGACCATATATCAATTCTATGAAGTCATTTTCATAGACTTCATGCGCGGAAATGGATTGAATATTACCAGAACGCCGGGCCAGATCGATCATGCCTTTATAACCGATAATGAACGTGGCTTCCTTGCCGTAAGGAATGATGTAGCAATGGCCAATCAGTCCTGGCTCAAGTCCTAACTGAGCTGATTGCATAACTGCGGCCATCAATGAAGGAATTGAACATTCCAAAAGCTTTGGATTTGTCCGAATTGTAGTGAGTGCGATACGGCTTAAACGTTCGATGTTCATATGCTTCGGCATTGCCTCAGCAATCTGAGATTCCATTTTCTTCAGATAAGCGGCGATGGTTTGCGATGGATTAACAGCAGGAGCGTTGTTCGCCCCCGCTGCCTTATCTTGTAATTTTCCTTCGAGTGATGCTCCGTTTGCTCGTGCCATAGGGCCTCCTTATTTCACCAAGAACCGTCTTGAAGACGAGGTGTTTGAGTATTTTTCATATAGCTCGGGTTGCTCTTTCTTCAATCGTTTACTGTCAATCCGAGAAGTATCATTCGACTTCCAGGACACCAAAGTGTCACCGTTATGGATAGCCAGCTCATTCTCGCCCATGATTGATTTCAACTCGTTTTCGTAACATTTGACCTGTTCCGTAGCAACGGCAGCTTCTTCCTTTGCCGCCTGAAGCTGACGAACGATTCCGGCTTGCTTATCATCCAAGATGACTTCGCTTGCTGGCGCGGATATGGGGTAGAGCTGATTCAACAGATTTGCTGAAGCGTCACTCCCGTCAATCATTGGCGGAATGCCAGGCACGACATGCCGGTTCCAAAACTCGTCCTCGATCTGCACAAGTGAGTTAATAATCTTGTCATTGCGTTCCACCAATTTGTATTGGAAACGTTGACCACCAATAAGAACCGCAAAGTACCCGTAATCCACGCCCAGAACAGCCATGTAATGCTGCAGTTGGATCGCATACTCATCAGGAACCTGATCATCTTCCCACTCACCGAGTTTGTAGGCGCTGGCCGTTTTACACTCCAGAATGCCGAGTCCACGACCACCTTTATCCAATATTAAGCGGTCCACGTTACCAAGCATGAATTTATGTTCAGGATGCTGATAAAGCTTGTTGCTACGTTGAACCCGTAGTCCGGTTTGAATCGTGAACTCCCTTGCTACAACATCTTCAAGCACGTTGCCCCAGTAGGCGGCTTCTCCAGCTTCGTCAGGCTCAATTTGACCTGTCTTATCCAGAAACACTCCAACTGGTGATTTATAACGATTCAGGCCAGCGACAGCAGATGCATCCGAACCACCGATACCTCTCCGGCGGATCTTCAGCCATTCCTCTCGAGCCATGTTCTTTGTACTGGCCGCAATATTCATCGCCATGATAGTTCCTCCCTTAAATGAAATCGTGAATGCTCATACCCCTATCAGCGAGTTCTTCGTGAATCGTGGGATAGTCAGAATCGTGTTCCTCAAAACATTCATTTTCCTGGGACTCAAGCAATTCAGACATGTGCACCCTCCTTGTTTGACACGGCCACTCATGGTAAGATGACCGTGTATCCATATTTAGTTTTGAAAGATCAGTGATGACCGCCCGCACGCGGTCATTTTTGTTTTCCATAGTCAATGCTAGTACTCCGAACTTCTGCTAAAATGGAGTTGTCACACAGTAACTTAGTAGAGAGGAAGCAACGCCTATGGACAAAATTCCAATCAGTTTTACACAATTCATGGAGTTCACTACAAAGCAATCAGGCCCCGCTAAAGTTTCAACTGTTCGTAGAGTTAAATACAGTGAGTATTCCCCCGCAACTGATTATTGGAGAGATTTAAGGCTTGCAATAAGAGAAGTTCATGAAAAAAATTATTCAATCGATTACTTAGATCACATAGTTCAGAAAGCCAATGACAAGAAAAAAGCTAATTATGCGGACACGGTTGAACAGTATAAAAAATTCATTAAAAATAAACATATAGAATGGTTTCAGCCTGCAGATGCACATTGGAGCTTCAATGGTTTATTCATTCGCTCTACTCCTGAGCTTGGTCTATTCATAGACGGAAAACCTCATTTGCTAAAGTTGTATTTTAAAGAGCGAAGTGAAAAATTAGATAAGCGAAAAGCAGCTTCACCGCTAACTCTCATGACAACTTCTGAACGAGCACATAATGATCAGCAAGCGTCAATATCATTGCTGAATGTTATGAAGTGTAGGGTGTTTGAATCGACGCCTAATGATGTAACTAGTGACCGTCTTCTTTCATTACAGGGTGAGGCAGCTCATTTCATTCAAATTTGGAATAGTCTTGAATCATAATTACATTTCAGCCAATTCACCTTGAACTTGAGCACAGATACAACAGATGAAGCGACCATCTTCGAGTTCCAGTTCAGCAGCTTCTTCACATAAGCAACAAAATTGTTGGGCCGTCGTTCCCGCGGCGGCTTTCAACTCCTTCGCATCCACATCTTCCTCATCATGTACCACGATTTGTCGGTAATCGACAATCACCGGGGCATTTTCAATGCTTGCGATCAGCTGATCGTTCTCATCCAGAACGAAAAATTCCGATTGAAGTTCTTCTCCCACCTGCTTGATCTCAATGATCTCATGGCCTTCGATCTCACTACCCACTTCAAAAATACGAGTGGGGTTGCTTACAACAGTAAGCCGATGAATAATTTGCACGTGTTGTCCTCCCTTCATAAGTATTGATGCGTCAGCCGCATCTTCCGACGCCGCACGGGAGTTGTTATGAAACCGTCCGACGCCGGAAGACAAGGCCGATATGGCTTGTCTTGTTCTTATGTGTTCTAAATCCCGTCGATTGCTCTAACCGCTAGTGACATATATTCCGTAGGTAGCTCACGAAGGCTTGCGGCAGCATTCTGCCAGCGGTGATAGATCATATCCCGTTCCCGCCAAAGAGCTTCGAAGTCACTTCCCTGAACCGATCCATTGAAGGACATAACAGCCGCCGTGTTCTCGCGTAGAGCCTTGGCTGATTCCGTATAATTAATGATGATTTGTAAGGCCATCTGATTGTTCATACCGACTCCCTCTTGCGCTTTCGCTCGGGAGACTGTACAATTTGCAGCAGAAGAGACTTTAACCGAGTTCTCAGACCAAGTGTCCGCCCTGCCAGGCGGGCATTTTTCATTTCTACTTCCGCGAACCGGATCATCATATTAAGATACTGCTCCGCTTCATTCATCTTCCCAGGCAACAATTTCTCAGGCTGTTTGCGAATCAGTTCCAAGTTGTGCTTCGAGTTTCTTCCAGCCTGCAATGCTTCGTGTGCCAACTGTTCACGAGACATTCAATCAACCTCATTTCATATATTTTTTAGCCTTAAGCTCGGCCCGATGCTCTTTCCAGATCCCGAACCAAGAGAACGAATACTCTTTGCACAGCACGGCTGCAAAGTGCGTGAGCGCCGTTATCGCTTCGACCGTCTCCATCAGAAGCCGCTTCATTATCTGCCGATCAGCTTCGGTGAGCTGGTCGCCCGTCTTATTGATCGGCACCTCGGATGACAGGTCCAAAACTTCCTTCATTTCCTCGACCGTTTTAAAAAGCACCGATGCCCTATGTAAGTCCACATTGTCCAGCCAGGGAGCAAAAGCGCCGCCTGTGACTTCCCCAGCTGCAGCAATGTATAACTGACCATCATCGTAATGTTCAGCTGCGCTACGCATCAGTTCTTTCGATGGATTACGTGTCCCTTTGATCACCTTTCCAATCTGCGAACCATCCATGTGAACCGCTTCTCCTGCCTTCGCCAGAGTATCGCCGGTACGTTTGAGAACTTCACCCAATGCACCAGGAAAATGTCCAATTGTCATATCTACAAGATCTCCTTTGTCCTTTTTAGTCTGATGAATTTGGACAGAGGGTTGATGTAATATTGTGTTGTAAGGTCTTCCCCTGATCCCTTCATCGTCCGCCGGCAGCCGGTACAGCTCCGGCGGATTTTCTTATTTGCTCAAGGTGAGCTTGGGTTGTTTCCTTCAATGAATTTAGTTCGTCAAACGTAATCTCTTCCGGATTGTCAGTATGACGACCGTTGTATAACGTTTGTTGTAGAGCTTCATCAGGCTCAATGCCTTGAAGTAAAACTCTTATAGTTGCTCCTGCGACGCATGCGGCTGGAGAAGTTTCGCGATACCAGTGTAGTGGCATTAAGCAGTGCCTCCTCGCTGCTCCCAATAGCCTTTGGCATTGGATTTCACCCACTCAGTATGTTCGTCAATCCAAACCATTAATGAGTGAAAAGGTACTCTTGGGTGACCAAACTCTCTAATCACTGGGAAATCCTCTCTGTTCAGAAGCTCAGCCGCTTTCGTAGCGCCGATCTGTAGCAACTCCATTAACTGCTTCTTATCCATCAAGGTTGGATGTGCTTGTGAAGAAGCAAACGCTGATTGTTCAATTGCTTTGTGAACGGCCGACATGATCATCTGCTCTAACTCGCTCGGATTGACTTCGATTTTGAACATTTTGACTTTACCTCCTTACTAAATTCAGAATTAGACGACTATGAACCCGTCTTTTCTGTAGCGTTTTTAACAAAAACTTCGCGTAGCGCGTAGCGACTGGCCAAAAAAATTTCTTCTTTCTTTTTCTTATAAAGTTTAGCTATTTGATCAGCACGTTCCGAACTAACTTGCCTTAAACCATTTTCAATTTGAGATAAATATCCCGCTGATATACCTAAATTTTTCGCTGCCTCTTCAAGGCTCATCTTCGCATTAAGGCGAGCTATTTTTGCAGAGCTACTCAATTGATTTCCCCCTTCCAAACTTTGCATATCGTGAAGTTAACGTAATAATACATCGCAATAAGCAAAGTGTCAACGCGTTTCGCAAAGTTTTGTGTATTTTATTTTCATTGTGCAAAGTGCAAAGTATAATAAATAAAGGTGATGCGCTATGTTTAATGGAAAAAGGTTGCGTAATTTACGCAAAGAAAAAGGTCTAACTATGAAAGACCTTGGAAAAAAATTTAGTTTGGCTGAATCAACAATTTCAGGATATGAAAATGAAACTCGTAAGCCCGATCTAGAGACAGTAGATAAATTTGCTGACTTCTTCGAGGTATCGGCTGATTATCTGATGGGTCGCTCTGTTTCCAAAGCCACCTCAGGTGGTAGCGCCTATATGGACGGTGGCAAGGGCTGGACCGAAGAGGAAAAGCAAGTCGCAGATGCAGCAATACAAGCTTGGAGAGAAATGAAGAAAAAGCAGCAAGAGCAGCAGGATAAATAATTGGCTAGATAGTAGGAAAATTACGAGGTGAGATTTTGCAAGATGTGTTCACAATACTATTCTTAATTGGTTTCTTTGCATTTTTCATATTTATTGTTCTTGCTGTCAAATCCGTAAAAAAACAAAACGGAAAAGCTAAAAGACATTGGATTTTAACAGGTATATTTCTTACAATCTGTTGTGTTGGCCTTTATGGCATTCGGGCCCTGGCTGATAATTCTATCAACGCAGTGTCGGATCAGACTGAAGACACACCTGTTGCCTCTACTGTTGTTGATAATCAAAAAACTCTAAACCAGAATGGTCTGTCACTCTTTACCATGACAGCAGATGAATTCAAGAATGTGTTCAATTCAATCGTGGGTAAATACGGGTTAAATGGTTTAGGTATAACCAAACTCGATTTAACTAAGTCTCAAGAGAGTGATACGAGAACTTTCCAATATACTTTCAATGATGACTTAAGTATGGTTGGTGTATTAAACTCCAATGAGGAATTACAGGAAGTTATGCTCATAGGAACTGGTGGTTTCAGTGAACAAACTGGCGGAACGCTAATGACAGCCATCGCTACACTTATTATGACAACTAATAGCGAGTAAACATATAACGATGCGCAAGATGTTATAAAAGATATAGGTTTACTTGATAGCGATGTGAACCTGAATACTTTTGATGGAGCGACTGTTAGGAATGGTTTTAAATATCGATTTAAAATTCAAGACAATAACATCTCTACTTTTGGTATCACAGCAGCAAAGTAATTCCACCAAGCCCTTTTGGGCTTTTCTTTCAAACTAAAAACCGAACATATGTACTATTTTACAAGGGGAAATGGCATAATGCTTCCATATTATGAACCAACGGATACAGAACTGTTGATCTGCGATTTGTATCAAGTGTTTGGAATTAATCATCCTCACGAGCTAGATATCGACCTAATTGCCTCCATATGGGGCGCAGACATCATTTACTACAATGGAAAACCGAAATCTCATTGGGAAGATTGGGGGAGTGTTATTTTTCTAAATAAAGATACTTCTTTAATACAACAGCGGGCAGATTTCTTTCATGAGCTTGCTCACATCGTTCGTCACGAAGGACACCAGGACGAACTCCCCAAGCTTTTTGTAGATCTTCAAGAGATCCAAGCATCCAATTTTAGATTAATGGCTTCTATGCCCTTTTATCTTCTCCCTACTCCCTTAGATATGACCTGGGCTGAATATATCGGACTTTTATCAGAAGAGTTTAGAGTCCCTATTGAGCTGGCTGCAGACCGTGCTGAACAAATTGCCTCCAGATTACACGAAGAATACCACAGCTATCGTGAAGATATTGATGCAACTATTTCTGCTATGAAAATTTCTGCTGCTTTATATCAATCAAAATCAACACATACATCGTCTGAGACTGAACGTTTACTATTACAACTACAAAATCAATTAAGTCATGATAAAAGCAAGAGGTGATCATAATGGCATATTTCTACAAAGTGGCATCAAACAATAAACAAGGATATAAGTGGGTTTGTGTTGGGGATGCTCCGCCTGATCCTGCCACAGGAAAGAGAAAACAAATTTCTCGAAGAGGGGATACAAAGAAGGAAGCTGAAAAGCGAGTCAATAAGGTCATTTCTGATCTAAATTCATACGGGATTGACGCTCAGAAAAATAAGAAGCTCACTTTTGAGATGGTTGCATATGAGTGGCTAGCTACATATTCAAAAGGTAAAATAAAGCAACGCACAATTGATCAAAGATTAACTACTATAAGGTCAATTGGTAAGTACCTGGCACAAATGAAAATTGATAATATTACCCATCGACAGTATCAAAATGTGCTTAATAGTTACGATGAAAAAGGATATTCTACCAGTGCAATTATTACAATGAATAGTGTAGCTAATATGATCTTTAAGTATGCGATAAAAAATAAAATTAGGTACGATAATCCCTGTTTCGGAGCGGTTATTCCCAGAAAAACTCGAACTGTTGAAGAAATAGAGAATGATGTAATAGCTGAGAAGTATTTCGAAAAAAAAGAACTGATAGAATTTTTGGACTCAACAAGAGAATACGGACAATATCAAGATATCGAAATGTTCTATTTATTAATCTTCTCAGGTATGAGATCTGGTGAAATGTGTGCGCTTAAGTGGACAGATATAAATTTCGAAACAAATGAAATACGAATTACAAAAACTATATACAGCAAAAATGATAACCGTGGTGTTTATATATTAACTCCTCCAAAAACAGAAGGTTCGATAAGAACTATTGACATTGACATTAGTATCATGAAATTATTAGAAGTGCATAAAGAAAATCAAAAAAAGGCGCCTCGAACTACAAATTATCAAGATATGAATTTTGTTTTTTGTAGAAAAAACGGATATCCTTTTTTCCCAAAGATTATATTAGGCCGTATGAAAAAGATTCTTGTGAATACAACTATTATAAAACCTGCAACTCCACATATTTTCCGACATACTCACATTAGTATGCTTGCAGAAGCTGGAGCAGACCTGAGATCAACAATGAGCAGAGTTGGGCATACTAATGCTAAGACAACTTTACAGGTATATACTCATGTTACTGATAAAATGAAAAAAGATACATCTAACAAGATAAAATTACATTACGCAGAAATACTTGATTCACCACCAAAATAG